GGAGAGAGAGCAAATGCCGAGTCCATCAGAGATACAATCAATGCTTCCACTATTTTTTCAACTCCTCTTCTTCGCAGTAGCTGGAGCATTGATTGTAGGCGTATTCTTTTCCATAGTTGGCTGGTTTTTTCGTAATGCAATACTTATTATGATTGTAGTTGCAATCATTTTTGCAGTCAACTATGGCTATATTGATTTAACTAAATTATTTGGAGCAGTACAAAATGACAATGCATCTATTGCCGGCTTACTACAACAATAATAGTTCTAAAAAGAAGAAGCCTTTTCGTAAACCAGGTTGGCAGAAAGCTGCGGCTGAACATGATAAATGGCTAAAAGATAGAGGTGTTCATCCAGATCAACTTAAGAATAAAAGTAAAAATTCAGGAATCAAAGCTCCTAATTATAAAGAGCTTTCACGTTCTCTACCAACAAGTGATCGCGTAGGTCGTATCGTTGGTAAGTCTAAATCTAATGCATACACTGGCACATTCATTACTGGTATCGCTACTATGCATAAATCAAATATGGTACCAGTAAATAAGAATACTGATGCAAAAGAGTATTCAACTATGAGACGCAATTAAATGAAAAAAAGTGAAATTAACTGTGTACATTTACTAAAAAATGACTTATAATAGTATTATAAAATTAAAAAGGGAGTTTAAATTATGGTTAATTACGATACAATTATTAAACAAATAGAGTCATTAAATCACGGTCAAAAACTTTTATTCGCTGAAAGACTAGTTAGTAAAAATGAAACACTAGCTTCTACTTTATCTAATTACATTGACGTCACAATGATGGATAAAGCTTTTCTAGAAAATGAAAAGAAAGTTCAAAAGGCTGTAGCATAATGAAAAATCCTATAGCAAAATATTTAATGTGCTCTTATGCTTATTATGAGCTTGATAAGCCTCTTATAGAAGATCATGAGTTTGACCAGTTAGGTAAAGACATACTTGCTAACTATGATAACATAGAGCACATGCATAAACACTTAGTAACAAAAGAAATGCTAAAAGCCGGCACATATCTTGGTGAATATCCAAACATGGTTATTAGCGCAACTGAGCACTACATTAACACAAATAACATATAAATGGGAGTTTAATATGGGATTACAAGCATTAAAAGGTAAAAAACTAAAAAAGAAAACAGTAAGATCTAGATCAAGAACTGGACTTGCTGGTGCACCAATTGAAAAAGGTTTTAATGCAGTAAAAGATTATTTTCATCTCGAAGTTGATAGAAAAGATTGTGTTAGTCAAGTGAAAACATGGGTTAAGAAAAACTTTCCTGATGCATCTAAATATATTTTAGCAAATCCAGAATACAAATTTACAATGACACATCATGCAGCTACAGCATTCTGGTATAATAATGATTTACATAAAAATAATGATTCAAATAAAGCTGCTGATTTCTTAAATCATTTATTTGATAAGATGATACCTTTAATTGAAGAAGGTAAAGTTTTATATGAAGAAAAAAGAATGTCTAATAAAGATGAAAATAACGTTATTACTTTATCGATACAAGAAAAATTAACACGTAAAATTAATAACACAATAATACAAGAGTTACTTGAACTAGAAGACAAGTGGATCGACGGTGAAGATGCCACACTTAACATATACGATAGATTCAAGTACCACGGCTTAACAAACAATGCCATAAGTCATGTTAAGCCAATGATTGAGGGCTGGCTTCTTGATTATGAAGACGCATTTCATAAGAGATGTGATCAAGCTGTCGAAGGTTACTCCCACCTTAAACGGTCAGCCCTCAATCACAGAATTAAAGTATGTGAAGCAATGCTAGAAGATCTTGAAAGAATAAGATCAGCAACTAAAGCTTCTCGTACAATTAAGATTAAGAAACCAAAAGCTGCAGATAAACAAGTTGCTAAAGTTCAATATAAGAAAGAAGATAATGATTTTAAAATCGTATCCATTCATCCTATTCAAGTTATTGGCAAAAATAGATTATACACGTTTAATTGTAAATACAAAGTTATCACAGAATATTTTACAGATAGCCCTACTGGATTTACTATATCTGGTTCAACTATTAAGAACTTTAATAAAGAAACAAGTAGAGCAACAACATTACGTAAGCCACTTGATTTCTTACCAACGTTCTTGACAAAAACTCCAAAACAAATTGATCAATTTTGGAAAGCTAATATCACTACTAAAACATTCGTACCAAACGGACGAATTAACAAAGATACAATATTACTAAGGATTTTAGACAAATGAAAATAGAAGAACAATTCTTAACGAAGTCTAAATTTACGAAGCTTATCGAAAGCACCGTAGCAGATCTCAAGATTCCATATATGGATGCAATACTGAAGGTTTGTGAAACTAATGATATAGAAGTCGAAGACATTAAAAAATTTATATCACCAGTTATAAAAGATAAGCTTGAAGCAGAAGCGATGGATCTTAATTTTTTACCAAAGAAAAATTCTATTGATTCATCGTTCTTTAACTAAACACTGTATATATACTACTATATTTCAGTTAATATTTCAGCAATAAGGAGACAATACAATGTCATTCGAAACACTTAAACGCAATCGCGGTTCTAATATCAACAAAATCATCAAAGCAGCAGAAGCCACTAATAGCGGTGAAACTAAATCATATGTCGATGATAGAATATGGAAACCAACTGTTGATAAAGCAGGTAATGGTTATGCTGTTATCAGATTCCTTCCTGGTACAGAAGAAAATCTTCCATTTGTAAGATATTGGGATCACGGTTTTAAAGGCCCTACTGGTCAATGGTATATTGAAAACTCATTGACTTCAATTGGTCAACCAGATCCAGTTGGTGAACTTAACTCTAGACTTTGGAATTCAGGTATTGAGTCTGATAAAGATAGAGCAAGAACTCAAAAGAGAAGATTGCATTATGTAACTAATATCTATGTAGTTAGTGATCCATCTGCACCTCAAAATGAAGGTAAAGTATTCTTATTTAAGTTTGGTAAGAAAATCTTTGATAAGATTTATGATCTTATGAATCCTGCATTCGCAGATGAAACACCAATAGATCCATTTGACTTTTGGGAAGGTGCTGATTTTAAACTTAAGATCAGAAATGTCGAAGGTTATAGAAACTATGACAAATCCGAATTTGCTTCTCCAGCACCATTACTAAGTGCAGATGAAGCTCAATTAGAAAAAGTTTATAGTAATCTACATGACTTATCTGAATTTACTAATCCTAAGAACTATAAATCATATGATGAGCTTAAAGCAAAACTTATGAGAGTGCTAGGTGAACAAGCTACCGCTGGTGCTTACACTGTAAGAGAAGAAATTAAGTTAAATAATCCTGAGCCGGCTGTTGAGCCAGTTACTGCTGAAGATATGAGTAGTGATGATGAGGATACTTTATCTTATTTCTCTAAACTCGCAAAACAAGATTAACCAACAGTCCATCCAAATTGATCTTGTAAATCTAAAACTCCGCCTCTACTACTTACTGACGTATTTGAAACACTAGTATTAGTAGTAGTAGAGGTGGTATTATCAGAATTAACTTTATTTCCAGTAGAAATATTAGCAATACCTGCATTGCCAATTCCGGCCATATTGTACATATCGTTTTTTAGTTTTTCATTATAAGTGTTTCTTTTAACACCTATAGGACTTCCAGTCATTGCCTGTTGTTGTCCTGGCGATAAACCGTACTCTTTCTTATTTTTAAATCCGGTGAGATCTTCTTTTACATTTCCTAACAAAAATTTTGCTAGCTTATCTCCTAAATATTCACCAGCAAAATATCCACTAGCTCCTCCTAATAATCCGCCTAATAGAGTCCCAGGTCCAGGAAAAACAGAGCCTAACGCTGCTCCTAATGCGGCGCCACCGCCTGAACCTAATATTCCTCCGAATACTTTGCCCATAGCTTGTGTTTTTTCTTTAAGCGTATCATTAGAATTTAAAATACCATAAATATCATATCCAGCTAATAACGCAGCAATTCCCGGGAATTTTATAAATTTAGCAAATCTTTCAAATTTTGAAGGCACTTTGATATCTTGAGTACCACCTTTAGATTCAATCATATTTGCTTGTGGAGTACCTCTTTTATATAGATCACCTTTTTTTGATTTTACAAATTCTTCACCGCCTTTTTTGACAATTTGAACTGGCCTATTTTTAAATTGTTTTGCTCGTTCTGCGTCTTGATCTGCGGTAGGTGCACCTCTGTTTTTCAAACCTTTTATTGTTTTAAATCCTAAATAAGATCCGCCTCCAACTAAAGCTGCACCTGCAGCAAAATCTGCCATATCGTCACCAAAGGTAGGATCTTCACTGTTAAGTAAATCATATCCAATTTTTCCAGCAGCTGCCCCTGTTAATAAAGTAACTAGTCTTTTTAAAATCTTTCCTTTGCCACCAAGTGCAAACGCTGCTAGAAACTTAAGGGCTTTCATAAATTTTCCTGGCATTAATAAGAATGCTACCGATCCTAGTAGACCAACGCCTTCTACCCAGTTATTTTTAAACTCTTCATTATTAAATCCAGACTCAGTAAACCCTCTTATTGCTTTTAGTCCCTTTGTTGCACTACTTCCAATAAATTTCAATATGTTATCAAGGCTTGGTAAAAATCCTAAGATAGGCTCAAGATCTTTTGCAAACTTATCCCATTTTTCTTTAGCGTTTTCACCAATATCTTTTAATATATCTTTATTTTCTTCAGTTGCAAGAAGACCAAGAGCAGTAAATATAGGAATAAACCTTCTGCCTAAAAGCATACCAAATCCAGCACCTTTTATACCACGAGAAACTGTATCTTTAAAATCCTTTGGAAAGTCATCGCCTAAGATAGCATCAGCAATTTCATCAGAAAATCCAATAAGTCCTAATCCTGGTAATTTTCTTAAAAGAGATTTACCAACTCTTGCACCTAATCCTAATAATCCTCCACCAGCAAGTAATGCACCTGGAGAAAATTTATCAAGAAAACTTTTGCTATCTTCACTTTCAGAAGAAGCCGAAGAACTTTGAGAAAGCATTTTAGTTCGAGCAGCTTTAGCTTCTCTTTCTGCTTCAAGCTCATCTCTTTTTTTGTCTTCGAGATATTTAACAAAAGCCGATATACCTTTGCTTGTCTTTTCAGTATTCTGAGAAACTTCTAAAAGGGTGTCATTTACTGCTGCTAGTGTTGCCATTTATCTTACCTGTTGTTCGTTTTTAGCTTTTTCTTCTATAAACTCATTTAGTAATATTAAATAAACCTCTCTCTCCCACGGTAACATTTGTTCTAACTCTGTTAAAGAAT